TAGTGCGAAAAATATATCAGCATGTGTAATGTAATGACTACCTTGGGATTATATACAGAGAGTAACTTTTACTCCCACTTTACTCCCATTTTGCTGGGAGTGTTTCACTCCACTCATTTTTACTCCCACTCGATTCTTTCATACCCTTATTTTATTGGGGTAATGGTGCCTCCAGAGAGACTCGAACTCCCGACCCACTGATTACAAATCAGTTGTCACTTGGCTACCAGCATCGGTGGTCAAGTGACCAAAACAGCCTTAAATATAAGCCTATAGACTATTTTGTTGCTACTTACCCAAATTAGCTTGGGAGTAGAATTTGAAATCAGGTGGTGTAACAGTCCTTATTTTACTAGTGGTAATGATTAGACACAGTAGTGTCCTTGAGAGTACGACCAACTGATATGCGTACTCCCAAGTTTTCACAGATAACTTCCTGAGAAATAATGATTTTTTGCTACAACATGCCAAAAGTGTACATTTATGAACAATGTTGCCAAAATATTATACAGATGGTAAGTGTTAGTTGCCCAGCACAGACTGGGAGTAAATGATAAGAACTAGATAGAGAGGCAGTAGCATGAATGAGATGACAGATAATCACTTAGAACTATTTCAAACCCAATTAGACATTGAAGAGCAAATGTCAGCTCTAGGGAAAGAGAAAATTTTAGGTTCTGAAGAGAGACATTTTTCCAACGAAAAAGTTATCCTAAAGACACAAGTCAAAAGATTAGCAGATGCTATCCAAAACATTTTGATTAAGGACATGACCATCGACTCCATCGATAAGGTCGAAATAGCATATGATGTTTTGAGAGCTTTAGTTACCACAGTTAGAAATGAAGAGAACGTAATGTTTGCATGCATGACAGCTGGGTCGTTCATTAAGACCAGAGCCTATGCCACAATATGTTCTAAAACATTTAACAAATCTCTGACCGATAAGCTCAGAAGAAAAGCTAATCAAGTTGGTCGTACAGAAAGAAACAGAGCTAGTGTTTTTCGTAAGCTGGTCCAGAAAGAAATCACTAAGCATGAAAAGAGAGATAATGAGTGGCAATTAGATATTGGTCGAGAATATGTATTTCAGGCAATTGCTTGTCTCAAGGATATATTTTGTCTCAAGTTTTTTATGAAAAATGGCAAAAAGAATTATCAGGTTATTTACACAGAATATGCGAAAAAGCAGTTAGACATTATTAGTCTAGAAAAAGCACTCCACAGACCTCAGTTCTACCCTATGCTGGTTCCACCGAGAAATTGGGAATCTGTTACTGGTGGATGTTATTTAACAAAAGCAGTTTCTAAAAATGTGAACCTTGTGACGAAAGAAACTCAAGGTCAAAGAAACTTACTGAAAAATAATCTTCTATCTTCAAAATTAAAACCATACCTAACTGGTGTCGATATTTTAGGTAAAACTCCATTAGCAATTAATTCCAGAATGATTGAGGTAATTAAGTTTGCCTATGAAAATAATCATGCTCTAAAAATTAAAAAATTTATTGTTGATGAAAAAGTAGAAATTCCTGAAAAGATTAAAGGTGATAGAGAGAACTTTTTTAACAGATTAAAAGCACTGGACCTAAAACACTCAATTGAGAGCCAGAGGTCACAGTATCATCAGGATATTCACACTGCTAAAACGTATTCAGGTAAAGTATTTTATTTACCTCACAGAGCTGATTTCCGAGGTAGGGTTTATCCTATTTCCCCTTTTAGCCATCATCGTGGTGACCACATTCGTTCCCTCATTTGGTCGGCTGTAGGTAAGCCTCTCGGAAATCAAGGTCTTTACTGGCTAAAGTATGCTGTAGCTACAAGTGGAGACTTTGATAATTGCACAAAAAAATTACCAGACGATAGAGTTAAATGGACTATGGACAATCTGGAATTTATTTTTGATTGTGCTGAACTTTGGAGAACTAAACTAGATTGGTCTAAAGC